GAGACAGGCTCGCACCTGACCGCGGCCATCAAGGGGCTGTCCGAGGCGCTCGCCGACCGGGCGTCCCGAATCCGGGATCTGGGGCTGGCCAAGGGTGAGGACGGACCCGAACCGCAGGACTTCGCCGCGGTCACCGCTCTCGCGGTGGACACCCGTGCCCCGGACGTGGGCTGGGACTCCCAGGCCAAGACCGCGGTCTCGTCGCGCTCGCTGAACGTCGCGATGGCCCCGGATGTGGCGCGCAGCGTCAACGTCTGGGCGGCGAACCCGGCCAACAGCGAGACGGTGTCGCTGTGGACCAAGCTGGCGCTCGAGTCGGCCCGCGCGCGCCGCAGCGCCGAGGGCGCCAAGGCGCGGTCCCGCGCGGCCTCGAAGGCCAAGGGGCTGGGCACCAACCTCTCGCTGCCGCCGAAGCTGCTACCCAGCCGCGAGACCGGCCGCGGCTCGGGCGCCGAACTGTTCCTCTGTGAGGGCGACTCGGCGCTGGGCACCATCAAGGCGGCGCGCGACGCGACGTTCCAGGCCGCCTTCCCGCTGAAAGGCAAGCCGCCCAACGTCTATGGCTTCACGGTGAACAAGGCCCGGGTCAAGGACGAGTTCGATTCCATCGAACGCATCCTGGGCTGCGGCGTGCGCGACAACTGCGACCCCGAGCAGTGCCGCTACGACCGGATCCTGTTCGCCTCCGACGCTGACCCCGACGGCGGCAACATCAACTCGAGCCTCATCTCGATGTTCCTGGACTTCTACCGCCCGCTCGTCGCGGCCGGCATGGTCTATGTGACGCTGCCGCCGCTGTTCGTCGTCAAGGACGGGCAGGAGCGCATCTACTGCCAGGACGAGTCCGAGCGCGACACCGCTGTGGCCGAGTTGAAGGCGAGGTCCAAACGTCGAGTGGAAGTCCAGCGCAACAAGGGTCTCGGTGAGATGGATGCCGACGACTTCTGGAACACCGTGCTGGATCCGCAGCGGCGCACCGTGATTCGCGTACACCTCGACGACGCTGAGAAGAAGTTGCACCACACCCTGTTCGGCGGGCCGCCCGAGGGCCGGCGCACGTGGATGGCCGAGGTGGCCGCCGTCGTCGACACCCTTGCGCTGGACCTGGACTAGAAGGACTCGACCGTGACCTCCCCCCTGGACCTCCCCGAGCAGAATCCGGACCTGGTCCTCGACCAGAGCGCCGACGATTACTGGAACCACTACCAGCTGACGTTCGCGCTCTACAGCGTCAGCGACCGCGCCATCCCGTCGGCGTTCGACGGCCTCAAGCCGGGCCAACGCCGGCTGCTGTACCAGATGCACGACTCGAAACTGCTGCCCGGCAACAAGCCGCAGAAGTCCTCGAAGGTCTGCTCGGCCGTCACCGGCAACCTGCACCCGCACGGTGGCGCGTCGATGTACGGCGCCGCGGCGCTGATGGCCGCCGAGTTCCAGCGCGTGAAAGTCATTGACGGACAAGGCGCTTTCCCGCGCATCCAGGGCGACATCCCCGCCGCCGACCGGTACACCGAGATGCGGCTGTCGGCGCCCGGTGCGGCGCTGACCGCCGAACTCGACGACCATGCGGTACCGATGGTGCCGACGTTCGACGGCGAGTGGATCGAGCCCACGATGCTGCCGGCCCAGTGGCCGGTGCTGCTCTGCAACGGCGCCGTCGGCATCGCCGAAGGCTGGGCCACCAAGGTGCCCGCGCACAATCCGCGGGAGATCATGGCAGCCTGCCGCGCGCTGCTGAAGACCCCGAACATGACCGACGACCGGCTCGCCAAACTCATCCCCGGCCCGGACTGGGGCTGCGGTTCGACGGTCGTCGGCACGGGCGGCCTGCGCGAGTACCTCACCACCGGCCGGGGCGCGCTCACCGTGCGCGGCACCTTGACCGTCGACGGCAAGAACGTCGTGATCACCGAGCTACCGCCCGGTGTCGCGAGTAACACTGTGCAGGACCGGATTCGGGCGCTCGTCGAATCCGGCGAGCTGGCCGGCGTCGCCGACATGTCGGACCTGACCGACCGTCGCAACGGACTGCGGATCGTCGTCACCGCCAAGCGCGGCCACGCCGCCGAGACCATCCGCGACCAGCTCCTGGCCCTGACGCCGCTGGAGTCGACGTTCGCCGCCAGCCTGGTGGCACTCGACGAGGACCGCGTGCCGCGCTGGTGGACGGTGCGCGAGCTGATCGGCGCCTTCCTGCACCTGCGCGACTCCGTGGTGCTGCACCGCAGCCAGTACCGACTCGAGAAGGTCACCGCCCGCAGGCATCTGGTGGCCGGGTTGATGAAGATCCACCTTGACATCGATGCCGCCGTCGCCGTGATCCGCGGGTCGGACACCGTCGACGACGCCCGGCGCGGGCTGCAGGAACGCTTCAATATCGACGAAGAACAGGCCAATTACGTTCTGGCACTGCAGCTTCGGCGACTGACCAAGCTCGACGTCATCGAGCTGCAGGCCGAGGCGGACAAGCTGGACGCCGAGTTCGCCGAGCTGACCGAGCTGGTGTCGAATCCGGATGCCCGGCGCGTGGTGATCGACAACGAGCTCAAGGAAACGGCGAAGCTGTTCGCCGGGCCGGAATTCGACCGCCGCACCGTCCTGGACTTCGAGGGCACCCCGACCGCATCGGGCTCCGATGACGACGGACCGCGCGAGAAGAAGGTCAACGCCAACTGGTGCCTCGATGACCGGGGCGTGTTCTCCGACACGCACGGCGACCTGCTCACCGCGGGGCTGGGTTGGGCGGCGTGGACCGACGGGCGCATCAAGTTCACCAACGGCAACGGCCTGCCGTTCAAGACCCGTGACATCCCGGTGGCCCCGGACATCACGGGGCTGCTGCGCTCGGGCGTGCTGACGCCGGGCCATCACCTCGCACTGGTGACACGGCGCGGCAAGATTCTGCGCATCGATCCCGCCGCGGTGAATCCGCAAGGCGCGGCAGGAAATGGTGTGGCCGGCGTGAAGCTGGTGGCCGGCGACCCGGAAGACGCTGTCATCGCGGCCTTACCAATTTCGTGCGGCAACGGCGAAGCCATCCTGTCCACGTCCGAAAAGGGCTGGAAGGTAACCGAAGTCGCCGACATCCCGGTCAAGGGCCGCGGCGGCGCGGGCGTCGGCTTCCACCCGTTCGTCGGCGGTGAGGACGCCCTGCTGTCGGCGGCAGTCTCCCCGACCGGGTTCGTGCGGAATGGCAAGGCCGTGCGCGCCGAGAAGCGCGCGAAGTCCTCGGTGAAGGGCACGGGCGCCGACGTGGCGCCGGCCGAGGCGTAGGCATCTGTGCGGTTCGACTGGGCGGGATTCGAAACCGACCTGACCGCCGCCGCGGTCACGGCGGTGCGCGCGCTGGTCGGCGCGGCCGCCGGGCAACAGCCGTATGCGGTGGCGTTCAGCGAGTTCTACGCCGAGACGACCGGTGTCATCTACCTGCCCAATCTGGCCGTGGCCACCGAGGAGATGGTGCCGGAGCCGTCCTGCCGGTTCAGCCCACCGGACTGGGAGCACCAGGACTACGAGTGGAGCGAGACCGCCGGAGACTGGGGTGACCGGCTGGTTGAGGCGGTGTCGGGCCTGCCACGTGCCCAGTGGGACCAGGCCTGGGTGCGGTTCGCGCAGGCGATGCTGACCATCGCCGCGGGCGTGCGAGCCACGCTGGTGGCCGACGGCACCCTGCCGGCGGACGTCGTCGTCTACCTCGACGACGAGGACGGCGACCTGCTGGTGCGTTCCCTGACCCCCGACGAGTTGCGGCGGCACTTCCCGGAGTACGTCGCCGCCGACGCGGCCGAGCACGCCATCCTGGAACTGCCGCCCGCGCAGCGGGTGGCGGCACTGGCGGCGGCTGCCGGACTGGTACCCGGACCACCGGGCGACCTGGGCCAGGAACGCGCACGGGCACTGCTGCTGGAGCTCGGCGATGCCGCGGTCCCCGCCGCCATCGCGGCGTTGAGGCGCCGGGACACCGCCTGGCTCGGCGCCAAGCTGCTGGCGGACCTCGATGTCGCGTCGCCCGAGGTACTCGACGCGCTATGGGCGGCAGTACCTCTGCCCGGCCAGGGCCACGACTGGGCGGCCACCGCCCTGGGACGGCTGGGACATGGACCGCAGGTCCTGCAGAGCGGCCTGCCGGCGGCAAGCCGCGCGGCCGCCGTCACGGCACCGTACCGGTCGTTCCGCGATCACGGCCGCAGCCACCGACCCCTGAACTACGGACTGCTGGCCGCCGGGCTCACCGACCCGGCCATCGCGGCACTCGTCGCGGAAGAGTTGGCCCCGGGCCAGGGCTACTGCACGCTGGATGCCGGCGATCTCCCCGGCGCCCGGTTGGGGCTCGATCATGCCGAGCCGCTGATCCGGCGGCACGCCGTCGTCGTCCTCGGTGAACTGATCGGCCCCATGGGGCCCGAAGGTCTGGCCTCGGACGACATTGCGGCGCTGAGCGCCCGGATCACCGACCTGGCCGTCCACGATCCCGACCCCGACGTCCGGCGGCTCGCGGGCTACCGCCGATAGGTGCAGAAGCGATACCGCAGGCCGGTCCTGCTGGTCTGCCACTCGCTCTGCGTGACGGTCCAGGAGTCGTCCAGCGTCGGTGCGAACGCGTCGCCGTCGGGCACGTCGACGTCGATCTCGGTGACCTCGCACAGCGTCGCCGCCGGCAGTGCCAGCGCGTACAGCTGCGCCCCGCCCATCACCCAGCCGTCGATCTCGGCGGGCAACGACGTCACGACCTCGGCACCCTCGGCGGCATAGCCTGCATCCCGGCTGACGACGACGTTGCGGCGGCCCGGCAGCGGCCGGAACCGCGCCGGCAGCGACTCCCAGGTGAGCCGGCCCATCACCACCGTGGAGCCGAGTGTCAGCTCTTTGAAGTGCGCCATGTCCTCGGGCAGCTGCCACGGAATGTCGTTGTCGCGGCCGATGACGCCGCCGTTGGCCTGCGCCCAGATCAGCTTCACGGCGTCAGACCGCAACGGGAGCCTTGATCGCCGGGTGCGGGTCGTAGTTGACGATCGCGATGTCCTCGTACTGGTAGTCGAAAATCGAATCACGCGGCGCCAGAACAAGTTCCGGGTAGGGCCGCGCCTCCCGCGACAGCTGCAGCTGCACCTGTTCGACATGGTTGTCGTAGATGTGGCAGTCGCCGCCGGTCCAGACGAAGTCGCCGACCTCGAGGCCCGCCTGGGCGGCCATCATGTGCGTCAGCAGTGCGTAGGAGGCGATGTTGAACGGGACACCGAGGAACAGGTCGGCGCTGCGCTGATAGAGCTGGCAGCTCAGCTTGCCGTCGGCGACGTAGAACTGGAACAGCGCGTGGCACGGCGGCAGCGCCATCTGGGCGATCTCGCCGACGTTCCACGCCGAGACGATGTTGCGCCGGCTGTCGGGGTTGGTCTTCAGCATCTCGAGTGCGGCGCTGATCTGGTCGACGTGCTCGCCCGACGGCGTCGGCCAGGACCGCCACTGCACGCCGTACACCGGACCGAGTTCGCCTGTCTCCGAGGCCCATTCATCCCAGATGGTCACGCCGCGCTCCTGCAGCCACCGCACGTTGGAGTCGCCGCGCAGGAACCACAGCAGTTCGTAGATCACCGACTTGGTGTGCACCTTCTTGGTGGTCAGCAGCGGGAACCCGGCGGCCAGGTCGTAGCGCAGCTGGTGGCCGAACAGGCTCCGGGTGCCGGTCCCGGTGCGATCGGACTTGGGTGTGCCCTGTTCCAGCACCAGGCGCAGCAGGTCTTCGTAAGGGGTCGGCACAGCCACGCAGCCAGCTTACGTGTGGAGCACCCGGAGTAGAACGGATGCCATGCCGATCACCAAGGACACCATCACCACCGCCGACGGCAGCTGTGCCGTCACCATCGCCACCCCTGAAGGCACCGGCCCGTGGCCTGCGGTGGTCATGTACCCCGATGCGGGCGGCCCGCGGCAGACCTTCGACGACATGGCCGCGCGGCTCGCCGCTCTGGGCTACGTCGTGCTGGTGCCGGACATCTACTACCGCGACGCCGGCTGGGCCCCGTTCGACATGGCCACGGCGTTCACCGACGAATCCGAGCGCGGCCGCTTGTTCGGCATGATGCGCAAGGTCACGCAGGACGTCATGGTCGCCGACGCGACAGCCTTCTTCGATTACCTGGCCGGCCGGCCCGACGTCACGGGCGACAAGTTCGGCACCACCGGCTACTGCATGGGCGGCCGCACGTCGTTCGTCATCGCCGGCAAGTTGCCCGACCGGGTCGCGGCGGCGATGTCGTTCCATGGTGGTGGCCTGGTCACCGATACCGAGGACAGCCCGCACCTGCGGGCCGACCGGATCAGCGCCGTCGTGTACGTGGGCGCCGCCGAGGACGACGCATCCTTCACCGCCGAGCAGGGCGAGATTCTGGACCGCGCCCTGACCGACGCCGGCGTCGAGCACACCGTCGAGTTCTACCCGGCCGCGCACGGTTTCGCGGTACCCGACAACGTCGGTGCCTACGACGAGGCCGCGGCGCAACGGCACTGGGAGGCGATGGAGCGGGTGTTCGGCGCGGCACTGAAGTAACCCCCGGGGCGGGGGCTGCTCCCGCTGTGCGGGACGATTGATGGGTGTATGACCAGACCAGCACCTATGAACCTGATGCCAACGAGCACGGATCCCGACTGGACCCGGTACTCGCGCGCAGCTGGCTGCTGGTCAACGGCGCGCAATTCGACCGCTTCGCACCGGCCACCCGCTCCAGCGCCGACATCGTCATCATCGATATCGAGGACGCGGTAGCGCCGAAGGACAAGGACGCGGCCCGGGACAACGCTGCACGCTGGCTCGGCGACGGCAACACCGACTGGGTGCGCGTCAACGGCTTCGGCACCCCGTGGTGGGCCGACGACCTGGAGATGCTGTCGAAGACCTCCGTCGGCGGCATCATGCTGGCGATGGTCGAGTCCGTCGACCACGTCACCGAGACCGCCAAGCGACTACCGAACGTGCCGATCGTCGCGCTGGTGGAGACCGCCCGCGGGCTCGAGCGCATCACCGAGATCGCGTCGGCCAAGGGCACGTTCCGGCTGGCGTTCGGTATCGGTGACTTCCGTCGCGACACCGGCTTCGGCGACAACCCGGCAACGCTGGCCTACGCCCGCTCGCGGTTCACCATCGCCGCCAAGGCCGCACATCTGCCCGGCGCGATCGACGGCCCCACCATCGGGTCCAGCTCGCGCAAGCTCAGCGAGGCCACCGCGGTGTCCATCGAGTTCGGCATGACCGGCAAGATCTGCCTCACCCCGGAACAGTGCGCGACGGTCAACGAGGGTCTGTCCCCGTCACTGGACGAAATCGCTTGGGCGCAGGAGTTTTTCGCGGAGTTCGAGCGCGACGGCGGCGAAATCCGCAACGGCTCGGACCTGCCGCGCATCGCCCGCGCCAACAAGATCCTGGATCTGGCGAAGGCGTACGGCATTCACCCGTCGATGTTCGGCGACGACCCCGACCACGTGTCGGCGCCATCGGACACCTACCACTACTGAGCGGCGTCCCCGGCCTTCTTGTCGCGGCGCTTGGCCGGCGTCACCGCCCGGACGATGCCGCGCAGGGCATACCAGCCGGACAGCGCGGCGAAGACGATCAGCGCGATGAACATCGGCAGCCAGCCGGTGCGGGAGTGCTTGAGGTTCCACCAGATGATGGTGAAGAGCACGGCCATGATGAAGACCAGGATGTCGCGCAGCCGGCCCTCGCGGTTGAACGCGTAACCGATCGCCGTCGACTTGAGCTGGCGGCTGCGGTCCACCGCGGCGATCACCTCGTCGACGCGCATGTCAATCGTGCGTTGCAACTCGGCGCGGCGCTCGGTCTGCTCGGCCGGAATCCGGTCCAGCAGGTCCATGTCGGCCTTGATCGCGGCGCGCACGTCCGGTGGCTTCAGGTTTCCCGCCACGGCGCCGAGCAGCGCGCCTCCGGCCAGTGGCGCGGCTCCCAACGCCAGGTCCGCGATTCCCATGGTCGGCTCCTCACTGATCGACGCAAACGTCAATCACCCTAGCCGACGGCCGGCCGGCGCTACCCCATCAACGTCGCGGCGACGGTCGCTCCCAGGTTCCAGCACGCCTCCACGTCGGCTTTGCTGGGTTTACCCGAAACCACCACGTACTCAGCCGCTTTCACCCAGCCCAGCCCGGTGGTGATGGACGTGACGGCTTTCTCGGCGCCTTCGGTGCCCTCGTTGCCGTGCAGCCACAGACCGAACGGCCGGCCGCGTGTCGCATCCAGACACGGGTAGTAGATCTGGTCGAACGCGTGCTTATTTGGCATAAACTGGTTGATTATGAGCACCGCCGCATCGCCGCAGGTCAAACGCGCATTCATCTACACCCGTGTCTCATCCGACAGAGGCAAGGCCCGGTCTGTGGCCGAGCAGGAGCAGGAATGCCGGGCCGAGTGCGAGCGCCAGGGCTGGCCGGTTGCCGAGGTATTGACCGACAACGACCGCAGCGCCACCCGATACGCAGCGAAGGACCGGCCCCAGTACGCGCGACTGCGCGAATTGCTAAGGCCGGGCGACGTTTTGGTCTACTGGGAGGCCAGCCGCGCGCAGCGGGACATGGCCCGATACGTCGAACTGCGCGACCTATGCGCCGACCGTGGTGTCTGGCTGTCCTACTCGGGCCGGTTGTACGACATGGACGACGGCAACGACCGGTTCGCCACCGGCCTGGACGCCCTGATTGCCGAGCGCGAGGCCGAGGACATCCGCAAGCGCATCGTCCGGCATCACCGCGCCAACCTGGCCGACGGCAAGCCCCACGGTCGGGTTTCCTACGGCTACAAGATTATTCGCGATCCCGACACTGGCAGACCAATCGAGCGGGTGCCCGATCCGGTGCGCGCCCCACTGGTGGCCGAAGCAGCGCGCCGGGTGCTCGATGGGCATAGCCTGCAATCGGTGACCCGGTGGATTGCGGGGCAAGACCCCGACCCGAAGTGGACCCACACGAAGCTGCGGCGCATCCTGGTCAACCCCACCACCGCGGGGTACCGCACCCACAGCACCAAGACCGATGGCAAGCGCGGACCGCAGCTCATCCATGGTGAGGGCACGTGGGAGGGCATTCTCACCGCCGAGCAGCACAGCGACCTGGTGGCACTGTTCGCCGCGAGCAAGATCGGCCCGCGTGGACCCGAGGCCCAGCACCTGCTGTCGGGTATCGCCATCTGTGGGGTGTGCGGCAACTACCTGTGGCGGGGCAAGGGCGGTCGGCAGAAGGACGGCAGCTTCTACACCGTGTACCTCTGTCGCAATGGTGCCCACACCGCGCGCAATAAGGACGTGCTGGACGGGGTGATTACGTCCGTGGTCGAGGGCCTGCTGACCAGCCCCGAGTCTCTAGCCGCGATGGCTGAGAAGCCCGCTGGCCCTGACCCCGCCGTCGTGGCTGAGCTGGCCGAGCTACAGAAGCGACTGGCAGCTGTCGAGGAACAGCTGATCGACGGCACCATGCCCGCCGCCACGGGCGCACGTGTCGCAACCCGGTTGGCCGAGCAGATCGCCGCAGCCGAGGCGGCGACGGCCCCGGTGTTCACCGAGCCCATCGTGCAGAAGCTGGCCACCGCACCAAACCCAGTGAAGCTGTGGCGATCTCTCCCCCTGGCTCAGAAGCGCGAGTTTATTCGCGCGGTGATGACCATCCGCATTGAACGGGTCGGCCGGGGCCGGTGGCACGCCAAGGAGGACGGGGTCATCATCACCCCGCGCCGCCCAGCTGGGACGAAACCGGTTGCATAACACGGTCATACGGCGGTATTGACGAATTGCGAGACCTACCACCAAATTTGGCGAACTTACGCGTCACCGCGCTATATTGGGCTCACGCGCCGGGTGCCGATGACCTTCACACGAGCCCAGCGCAGACCAGCTGGACTGCGGTGTCGCTGACATAGAGGCGGCACCGGACAACACCTGGTAGCCCGTATGCCGCGCTGGTGGCACCGCAAGGTGTCCCGCGCACGCGGACCCTGATGGCTAGGGTGAAGGTGGCCAGGCTCAGGGGAGCGTGCGGAACCGTACCGAGTCATCGGAGTTCCGCACATGCCTTCCCCAACAACCACATTGAGCCGTCCCAAGCTGACCCCGACGGCCGAGACATCCGAAATCACCGGCATCCCGATCTACCGGCTGCGAGCCCTGGTCCACGAGGGCCTGCCCTGCGTGCACATCGGCCGCAAGCTGTACTTCAACCCCGACGCCGTCACCGCTTGGCTCAGCGAGAACCTGACCAACGGCGAGGCCAGCCCGGCCCCGGCCGAGCCGGACACACCGGCACCGGCTCTGACCGACCCCGACGGACCGTCGGATGACTGGGTAGCCGCCCAGGTCGCCAAGTTCTCCCCCGAAGACATGCGCCGCGCCGGTGAGTTACTGCTGGCCCTGTCCAAGGCGGCAGCGGCATCTACCAGCGCCGCATGACCACCCCGGTGTCTGCACGATCGATCAGTGGAATAGCTGACATGCGAACGGAATTGCCGCCATGAAACAGCGAAGCCGCCAGGGGGCGTGACTTGGCCTCGCACGCCATGTCCCCAGCGGCATCGCCACCAACGACATCCGATTCCCGGTGAGAACCGAACACTCACCACCCCTTGATTCCCATGAGGAGCAGACAAATGAATGCTACCGCCCAAACGGGCAACCGCGCCGACCACGAGGCCAGCGGCCACAACGGCATCGAACTGTTCAGCGGGCCAACCGGCCACGGAGACAACGCCAGTCACGACGCAAACACGCCCGCGTGGGTGTCATCGGCGTGTCTCTCTGAACACCATGAAGCCGACGTCCAATCGCCCATCTACAACGTCGTTAGCGATGAGCTGTGGGATGCGCTGACCGCGTGGGCCGACACCCGCGGGATACCACTGGACGAGGCGACGACATTCGATCAGTTCCACGCCATGCCCGCAGCCATCTACGCCGAACACATCGGCTCGGTACCCGACCTGGACGCGCAACGGGCGGCGATGCAGTGGGTCGCTGACACGACTGGCGTTGAACTGTACGACCCCGATGAGTGGGGCGTTGGCTTCACCACAGCCGCCGCCCAGGAGCGTAAAGCCAAGGCGGGCACGGATATCCGGTGCCCGCTGTCATCCATCGCCGCCGTAGCCAACGGGGAAGCACCGCCGCTATGGGCCGTCAGGGCGACGGAGAAGGCCCAGGCCGACAACCTGGACCGCGGTGTGCGGAACAAGACGCATTCGTTCACGCACAACGAGCTATTGGCCTTCGGTGCCACCACAGACGACATCGCCATGCTGACGCCGATCACCACCGAGACCCGGCTGGCATCACTACGGCTACTCAAGGAGTGGGAAGCCGTGGAGGTCCAGCTGGCGCGAGACAATGCCCGCATCGGCGAATTCACGCCACTGGCGCTGAGTGCGGGCGTCCTCTCCTTCGCCCAGTTGTCGCAACTGGAGCCGGTGACACCGCTCATCGACGGCCTGCTGGCGAAGGGCGAGCTGGCCGAGCTAATCGGTGAACCTGGCACCGCCAAGACATTCATCGCACTGGGCATGGCCCTGTCCATGGCCGCGGGGCGCGACTGGTGCGGCCACAACGTGCCGCGGCCTGCATCGACCCTCTACGTGCTGGCGGAGGGAGCAAGCGATATCGAGGTGCGCGCCAACGCATTCTGCGAACGTCACAGGATTTCCGCCACCGAGCTTGACGACCGATTCCACCTGTTCCCGCGGCCGGTGCAGATCACCAACGAGAGCCACATCAGCGAGGTGCGCTCCTACGTCACCGAGCACGGCATCGACGCGGTGGTCTTCGATACGAAGGCCCGTTGCACCGTTGGCGTGGAAGAGAACAGCGCCACTGATCAGGGCCGGGCGATCGCGAACGTGGAGACCGTCAACGAGCGGTGTGGCGCGGCCGTGCTGATGGTGCACCACACCGCCAAGGGATCTGACACCGCCCGTGGTTCCACCGCTTGGCTCGGCGCGGTGTGGTCCTCCCTGTTGGTATCCCGGACGACGAAGGATCGAAAGAAGACCAGCGCCGTGTCGATCACCTGCGCCAAGCACAAGGGCTGGCCGGACGGATGCAGCCACAGGTTCACCCTCGCTCCCGTCACGGTTACCGAGGACGCAATGCCGGGCAAGAATTTGGTGCAACGGCAGTCCCTGGCCGTGGTCGCGGTCGATGCTGTGGCCGAGGCCGTCGCGCAAGCCAAGGACGACAGCGAGATCGGCATCAAGATCAAGGCGGTGTTCCACTCCTACGGCGCGACCACCGGCCTCACCAAAGCCGAGGCCCGCAAGCATGCGCGGGACGAGGGCGTGACGGACAGCAGCTACAGCCGCTACTTCGACACCTTCGTCAAAGGCAAGGTTCTGGTGCCGATGCCCGGCGCGTCGGCGCACTACCGTCTGGCGTCCGACGCCGCGGTATCGACAGTCGGCACCGAAGAGAACCAGGTGCTGGTGGACGCGCTCAAGGGCCGCATGTGCGAGCTGGCGGCCACTGGCGAAATCAACGCCGCGCACACCCGCTCCGATGTCGCCAACATGCTTGGCACACCAGACAAGACGGCGTTCGGCCAGGCGTGGGGATGGTTTGAGGACCAGGGACGCCCCACCGCACGCACGTAACCCGCAGCCCTGTCCGCAGCTGTCCCCATGACCGCCGTGCCCACCGGCAAGGAATGGTCATGGGCAGCTTGCGTTGGGCGCTATCCCGCAGCCTCCGCCGATATCGCAGCCCGCAGACGCCGAAAACCGGCCCCGAGCTGCGGATTTACTGGCATCTGCCCACCATGCCCAACATGCCCACGATCGGGTTGGGCACCGCGGGCAAACCGCAGGTCAGGGGTTTTTGAGGGTTGGGCACGGGCTTGGGCATGCCCAACGTGCCCAAGCATGCCCAGCGGTCTAGAAATAGCCTCCGACCTGCAATTTGCCCACCATGCCCAACTTGCCCACACGGTCAACCCACATGCCCACCAATCCGGGGTTCCCTTTAGGGACCCGGTGGGCAAGGGCCGCCGTTGGTTACGGCGGCGATGAAGGACGAAACGAACACCGACGAGGCGGCGTGTTCGGGTGTCAGAGGACCCGACAGCCCCACCGATTCGTGACGGTGTCGGACGTCAAATATGTATCGGCGGTGGACAATACCGCCGTGTGACGCCATTTTCCTTTGCACGGTCTGTTGACAAGATGTTGACATGACCACCCGATTGGAGGCCCGGCACCGCGCTGACCAGGCTGCCCGCATGGCGGCCACGGGCGCGACGTGGCAGGAGATTGCCGACCAGCTCGGGTACCGGTCACGCCAGGCGGCCCAGCAGGCGGTGTCCCGGCTGACCGACGCCGCCCCACCCGAAACGGTCGAGCAGGCCCGCGCGAAACACGATGCCGCCCTCCAGCTTCTCCAGCGGACTGGGTTCACCCGATACCTGAACGCGCTACAGGGCAACGACGACGACACCGCGGTCAAGTACGCCAAGGAGCTGCGGGGCATCGTCACCGAGCGGGCGAAGTTGTCTGGTGCTTATGCGCCGCTAACCCAACAGGTCGACGTCAACGTCACCACAACCGCCACCGCCGTCATCGACCGGATGGAGTCCGAACTGTTGGCCCTGGCGGCCCAACTTCAACCGCAGGCGTTGCCCGCCAACGTCATCGACGCCGATTTCGAGGAGATACCCCGGTGACCACCACTGACGACATGATCAAGTCCGCGACGTCCATCGCCCGCGAAGTCGCCGAGGGTCGCCTATCGCCGGCCGACCTGGAACGCCAGGCGGTGCAGGAGCTTTCGGCGCTCATGCTCGTGGAGCCGGACGCCAATACGGAGCTGTGGCAGCTCCAAACGGAGGTGGCCCGGCGCGTCCTGGCCCGCGGGGCACTTCCCGCCGACGAGGTTGCCGAATGGGCGGCGGTGCAGCGGCGGCGTGAAAACCCTGATGCCGATACCGATTCCATAGCTGTGGCGGCCGTGGTGGCGCTGGAGCCTTCCGAGGGCCCCGATGTGCCCCAGGTGCAGGATTCGGCCGCCACGGCGGCGCACAGCCCCGAAAACGAGCCCGCACCAGACGATCCCGTGGACGTAGGCCCCGAGCCCACCGCCGAACCCGTACCCGCCGGCTTCGCCGAACCCGCGCCGATTACCCGCGGCCCGAAGTTCGGAGGTCACATCGCCGCATTGGGACGAGGGTTGCCCAACGGCGGCAGGCTAACGGATCGGCAATGAAGCGCGCCGACGCCGACCGCCTGGCCAAGCTGGAAGGTGCCGCCGATATCCTCACCCGGCTCCTAGGCGGCGTGGACAGCGGCGAGATTGACGCCACCCCAGCGGAGCGAGCGCGGCTGGCCGCCCTAGTCGAATCCCTGCGGGAGATCTAACGCCAATCCGTAACACTGACGCCCATTACTGTTACAAGCTAGGCTGTAGGTATGGCCAACAAGCGCGTCACCCGCACCCGTCCGACCGCTCCCCTCGGCACCGCAGTGGCCTACCTGCGGGTGTCCACCAACGAGCAGGCGGACAGCGGGCTCGGGCTCGATGCCCAGCGCCGCACCATCGAGGACCACGCGGCCGCTCGGGGCATCACCATCGTGGAGTGGTTCACCGACGCCGGGGTGAGCGGTGGGGTCATGCCATCCAAGCGTCCCGCCATGCGTGACGCCATGGCGGCGCTGGCCGACCGCCGGGCGTCAATCCTCTTGGCCGCCAAGCTCGACCGGATCAGCCGGTCGATCAAGGACGCACTGGACCTGGACCATCTGGCCACCAAACAGGGCTGGTCGGTCACCACGGCCGACATGATGATGGACACCGCCACCCCGGCGGGCCGTGCGGCCATGAACATGCTGCTGGTGTTCGCACAGTTCGAGCGCGACATGATCGCCCAGCGGACCCGCGACGCACTGGCCGAGAAGAAGGCTCAGGGGGTCCAACTCGGCAATCCCTCGCAGCTCCCGGCCGCGGTAGTCGAGCGCATCTGCCGGGAGGCTTACGACGGCGCCAGCCTGCGCACCATCGCCGCCGACCTCATGGCAGACGGCATCACCACCGGCAGCGGTTCCGCGACCTGGCACGCCGCGCAGGTGCGCCGGGTGCTTGACGGTGCGGCCGGGGTTGCAGTCACCGAACAGCTGGACCTCGCAGCCCACATAGCCGCCGTCTAACCGGACCCAACACGCCCAACGGCCCCAACCAATTCCATGGTCGGGGCCGTTTGCTGCTGGCGCACAAGCACAATGCCGCCTTGTTCACATAGCCACAGACAGAAGGGCAGAACCGCCCGTCGGACAATGCAGCCGTGTTGTCGTATTATACTGTTGCGCAACATAATTCGTCACGATTCACCGCACGGCCGCGCGCACCGTCGGCCCGTACGGTGGTGCACATGGCAAGCACATTGACGGTCGATCCGGCGTCGCGGTCGGCGTCCAGCTGGTCGGCGCTATTGGCATCGCTCAAGTCCCGCGGCGCTCCGGAGACTGACCAGCGCGTCATCGAGGCGCGGCAGGGTCTGGCGTTCCACCGCGTACGCCGGTCTATCACCCGCGAGGCGGGCCAACTGACCGCGGCCGGGGTCGACCGGCTGCGGGTGGCCCTGACCGAGGCGGTGGCCCAGTGACCATGATCGCCCGCCGCCGACGGCGGACAGCGGACCCCAACACCCTCCCCCGGTCTCGCCGGTCGGATGCTGCAACCCGGGCACCGGCGCCGCCCGAACCGCTGACGCCCTCGATTACCAAGGCGCAGAGACGTTCGGCGGCCAAGGCTGCCGCTGATGCCGCCGAGCTGGCCCAGCAGCGCCAGGACCGTCGCCGCTACATCCCCGTCCACTACCGCGGCACGTACAGCAATAGCGCCGAGGTGCTGGCCTGCTGCCAGTCCGTGGCGGTGGGCATCTCGCGACTGCCCCGGCCGCGGGTTATGCGCCCCGAGGTCGAGCAGATCATCGACGCGGTCCACGAACTCATGTGCACCACCGTCGGCATGATCGCCGAGTCCCGACACTTGCCGCCCGATGCGGTGACCCGGTCTCGGCAGGCGGTGGCTGATCTGGCGGTGAAGCCGTACCTCCCACGGCTGCACGATGATCAGCTAGCCAGCGGTTCCTGGCCGGGCGAGCTGGTCGGGTACGTGGCGGCGTACGACGGCGACCTGGCCGCCCTCCTGGACCGGGCATTGCCGCCGGACGCCTACGGCCTGCACGGCAACCCTTCTGCCAGTGAGCGTCTCGTCAAGGCGCTGCGGGAGCTGGACCACGCCACCCTGGCGGCCGAACACCGGTTGCCGCGGGTCGCGCAGCGCCAGGCCCTGCCCTCGATGGCCGAGTTCAACCAGCAGCAGCAGGATCGCCTCGATGCCGAGCGCCGACAGCTTCGGCTCGCTCAGATCGGAGTGCGGTGATGTACCGCCGTCCCGAAACGCCGGGTCAGTGCCGCGTGTGCACAGGTCCGTGTCTGAACTACGCCGGATCGGTCCACCGATGGACCTGCCGCGACTGCCTGGCTGACTACGTCGCCGAGGGCGCCGAGCGTGCCGACGCTCGCGCGCGGGCCGAGCTGGACACGGCACGTCGAAAGACTGCGCGGTGTTTCGACAACGCTCCGAATTGGAAGAAACGCGCTCCACTACTGGTCACTACGTGAAAGGCGGCGGTGAGCTTGTCGGCTGGCGATTCGCCCCCGGCTGGCTCGCCGCCGTCGATCAGAACGAACCATCGAGAGGCACTCAATGACGACAACGCTTCCCCGCCGGATCGCGGCCGAGGTGAACGCGTACCGACGGAAACGGCTCGGTGCTGAGCTGGCGGCGGGGGTGACCTTTGACGCGTTTGCCGAGCTAGCGTGGCCGTTCGACGTGCGACACGACCCGGTGAATGGCCTGGTCAATGACGCGCTCGTGGCGGTGCACGAAGCTGGTCACGCTGTCGCCGCTCAGGTGCTAGGTGGCCGGGTGCGCGAGGCTATGATCTTCCCGGCATGGCCGGGCCGCACCGAGCTGGACCGACAGGGCATGACGTCGTACCGCGACCTGCCCGAACCTGCGCGGGGCTCGGTGTTGTACGCCGGGACTTACGCCCAGGCGCGCTGGTGTGACGGACAGCGGCCGAGGCCGCACGCGCTGGCCGCTGCCCGTAAACGGCATGGCGGCACCGACGACTACGAACTGAGCGCGCTGGTGTCAGCGGGTCACTGGTATCGCCACGACGCCAACCCGATCATCGAGCGGTGCTGGCCAGCGGTGATGACCGTTGCTGGGAAACTGTTCGCGACCAACACCGCCAACGAGACCGACGTACTGGCAGCGCTGGGCTGCGACGAGCTGCGCCGCGATGCGAAGACTCACCGGCTTGCCTCACTGCGCGCCGGACTCGTCTCGATGTAAGCCAACAGACTTCGTCGCCCTAGGCCTCGACAGGGCAGCGAACAGCAGTACCCACCCAACCAACGACACCCATACCCGAGGAGTAACCGTGACAACAGCCGTTGCGCCCAGCCCGACCCACGACCAGATCAAGGCCGCGATCCTGGACGCACTCCCCAACACCGGCCTCATGCGGGTGCCCGAGCTGCGGACGCTGATACCCGGCACCTGGTGGGAACAGATGCACGCGCTCGGAGAACTCGAACACGAGGGCCGCATCTACCAAATGAAGGTCCACGGCACCCCACTGGTCTCGCGGCCGCTGTTCCCGCCATCGCCGCTTTCGTGCAGCTACCCGGCGGTGGTCATCCCCTGATGACCAAGCGCACGAAACAGGCGGCACCCGAACCAATCCCGGCGGTGTCGACCCTGACCGCCGCCCGCACCCTTGCCGCCGCAGCGGCTCGTCGTCAGCCAACATCGCCGGCCGAATTGGCGGCTCACCTAGTGCCCGGCTACCGCGTCACCCCGACCATCGCCATGCTGTCGGCCGTCCTGGAAAAGGCTGTCACCGAGCCGGATGGGCGCTACATCATCACGTGCCCACCACGCACCGGAAAGTCCGTCCTGGTCTCGCAGGTGCTGCCCGTCTGGGCACTCATACACAACCCCGACACCGAGGTCATCGTGAAGTCCTACGGCGACGACCTCGCCGAGGAACACTCCGCGGCCGCCCGCCGCCTGGTGGCCGATCACCCCGACGTCGTGGGTATCGCCCTGGCTGCGGACAAGAAAGCCGTTGGCCGATGGCGCGTGGAAGGCCACCGCGGCGGCATGCTGGCCGGTGGCATCCTTTCTAGCACAACGGGGTTCGGCTCGGACCTGTTGATCGTGGACGACCCCGTCAAGGGCGCCCAGGAGGCCGACAGCGCCGCCTACCGCCGTCGCCTGATCGCAGAGTTCCGGGCCTCGCTGCTCACCCGCCTGATGCCCCGCGGCAGCGCCATCGTCGTCCTCACCAGATGGCATGAGGATGACATCGCCGGAGAGTTGCTGGCCGAACCCGGCAGCCGCTGGACCCACATCAACATCCCGGCGGTGTCCACGGCCGGGGTACCCGATGCACTGGGCCGCGAACAGACCGGCATCGCAATGGTCTCGGCCATCGGTCGCAGCGCCGAGGATTTCGCCGAAATCCGGCGCGGTGTCGGTGAACGGGTATGGGCCGCCATGTATCTCGGCGTGCCCAGCACCCCCGAGGGCGGCCTGATCAAGGCGGCGTGGCTCGATGCCTGGAGGCTCGACACCGCCCCGGCCCGGCCGGTAACCACCTGCGTGGCCGTGGACCCCAGCGACTCGGGTACCGGGGACGCCGCTGGGGTGTTGGCGGCGTCACTGACCGCCGACGGCGTGGTGTGCCTGATCGCAGACCGCAGCCGCCCCATGACGTCCCATGAGTGGGGCCGGGAGGCGGTGGACCTGGCGTACTCGGTCGGGGCCTCCCAGATCGCCGTGGAGGGCTACACCACCGCGGCCACCTATGGGCGTGTCATCCGCGAGGCCCTGGCCCGACACCGACAACTGCACCCCGACGCCCACACCGTCCGGGTCACCACCTGGCGCGGGAAGGGTGATGCGGTCGCTCGGTCAGCCCCGCTGCTGCAAGCGATGGAGACCGGCCGGTTCCGGCTGGCTGGCCATCACCCGGCCTTCGAGGCGGCGGCGGTGTCCTGGCAGGCCGGTATGCACCAGCCCGACCAGGTGGCCGCCGCCGTCATCGCATTCGACGCCCTGGCCAAGGCCGCGGGTGCCGAGGTCCAGATCAGTGCGCCCATCGGCCGACTGAACACCGACCAGTCCCGCTACGACACCCAGAACTTCTGGGCGCGCAGCTTGCGCGGATGAGCCGCCAGGGCGGGTCTGACGATTAGCTGGCATTTGCCTGCATAGTTGCCGTGCGTCGGTTTACAGTACGCAAGTGAATCGCCTCCTCGTAACTGTCTGCGCCGCAGCGCTTTCCATCACGGGCCTGATGTTCGCTGCTCCCGCCAGCGCGGGGTGCGAGGCGAACATGCTCGGTGTTCAGTACTGCGATGGACCCATCCGGCCGGACGGCACTTGGGATCGCTGCTGGCACTCAGACGCCTTCGCGACCTACGGGCCACTAGGGCAGGTGCAGACCATCACCCCGGCCATGGGCAAGTGCTTCCCCGTCGATCCGTCGCAGCCGTGGCCTCCGATTCCGATCGCTCAACCGCAGTACCACGTCTACCCATAGGTAAAGGTGCATATGAAATCCGCCATTTTCGCCCTGCTAGCGGCAGTCATCTGCTCGTGTTCAGCATGCTCGGATGATTCAGCCAAACCGGCGACTCCGAGTACCACTACGGCTACTGCTAGCCCGCAGCACTTGCTCGACACATTGAAAGACCGCGGCATCCAACCCAGTTCTTTCAACACCGGCTTCCTTGATGACGACGCCATCATCAAGGCTGGACAGAGCATCTGTGACGAGGTTCGGCGCGGCGGGCCCCTGTACGACCCTGTGCCCGTGATCAAAATTCTCTACAAATTGAGTGACGAGTCGTCCCGCGCCTTCTACAAAGCGTCCAGAGACAACTTGTGTCCGGACGTCCCGGCATACGTGCCGAGCCCGTTAACGCGACCAACCCCTAACACCATCCCGGGCCAGGGCGACTTCCCCGTAGGAATCGAAGTTCAACCCGGAACGTATGTTTCAAAACCGCTTAAGGCCGGGACAACCTGTATTTGGTTGCGCCTGAGGGACACCAATAACAATCGTGCCTCGGTGATCGACTCTGGTGACGAGGGCTTGGCCGTAAAAGTGACCATCTTGCCAACCGATGTCGCGTTTAAGTCTGCCGGTTGTGAGACCTGGCGGAAGGTCGGCTGA